GCGAGTCCTATAATCAGGAGTAGTACCATTAATGTTATTGGTACGCTTGCTTTTATTAGTGCATCACGAATCATGTTTCAAAAAATAGCTAATGTTTTATCAATTATTTCATTTTTAATGGTTTCGTCAATGAGTGTTGGGGCATACTTAGCAATTCAATACATGAGATCGCCAGAATTTGAAAGAACCCTTAAAAACAAGATCATGGGTGATTTAAAAGAAAAAATGGTAGAAGAGATACCAAAACAGCTACCTAAATTTAGCGGTAAATCTATACCCTTATAATGGAAATACCTGAGATTGATATACCCAAAATAGATATTCCAACAATAAATATACCAATAAGTTCTCCATATCAAGTTTTAAACGTACCACTGCCATCATTAAAGTTGCCAGGTTGTGTTAGGTATCACAGAGATGCTAGTCCAAAAAATACTGCTTTATATAATGACGACCCAAGGGGTACTACTATTTCATGCCCTTATGGTTCGATGCCTACGTTTCAGCCATTGTTATATGACAGAAGAAAAATAACAATTACTAAAGGTAAGAAAGAAGATAAAAAAGTAAACAATGATGAGCAACCTAAATATGAACAAAAAGAACCAAAATTACCTAAAAAAAAAGAAGAGGAGTTTTTTATAAAATGTCCAGGTGACAAAGATCAAAGAGTAGGCGATTTTCGTAACGATAAAAAACTGGAACGTGTCATTGGCCATAAATTATCAGATGATAAGAGTGAGTGCATAACGGTTTATGAAGACACGAAGTTTATCGACCAGTATCTTCCTTCAGCTAAAGATGCTGCTACTGCTGCTGGCATTGCTTTGGTCGCTGCTACTACTCCACTTCTTATTAATGCTATCAAGCCTTTAGTAAAAAATATCGTTAAAAAGCTTACAAAAAAGAAAAAAGATGTAAAATAGAAAAACCCTATTTGACATGGCAATGGATAGGGCGTCTAGGTGGGCAAGTTTAACCGTACTTGCCTACTGAAATTCATGTTTGTGCGGTAATATTTGATTTGCTTTTTCTACGATTTCTATATCTTTGCATAAATTATAGTAAGGGCTGTCTTTTTTAAATCTTATACCTGCAATAGCTTTTTCTCCGCAATGACGTAATCTAGCCATGTGCCAATCAAGCTCAAGGTTTTTTAGTTTTTGTTTGTTTATATCATTCTGTACTTGGGCTGCTTCTTTGCATTGTCTTGTATATTGGCGATCTAATGGGATACTAAAATTTAATGTGACTCCTGTTCCAAGTGCGTAGCTATCTTTGTTTGTACCAGAATAATTTTGTTGATAAAAAAGAATATCACCTGGATTATCTGGTGTGCCATCTCCAATAGGATTGCCATCATCATCAAAGTCACCAATAATATCAGTTTCGTCATATACAGGCGTATAGTAAAAATCACGATATGGTTTGCGATAATTTGAATTAAATGTAGTAAATGGAGTTATGGTCATCATTGCTCCCTGGCAAACAACACCACCACCATATTGATTTGTATGAAACCCACCATTATTTACATTCCAGTTTTGATTTGTTACGCTACCACTATTTGATTGACTAACTGAATTAGCAAAAACTTTTAACGGATTTAAAATTATTGCGAGAACACAGAGGTAGTAGTAGTAACTGATTCTGTTTCTATTGTGCGGTTTATAGTTGTTACATTCTGTAGCCCTGGGCCTGAATATGTTTCTGTAAATTGAAAAGCGTTTCCAGAAGTTGGGTTTGTCAAAGTCCAGTTTGGTTTGGTTGTCAGATCTGCTCCTTTCCATGTATAACTTTGTCCTCCTACTGTTCCTGTAACTTGAGTTGCATCGGGTGAAATATCTCCTGACGCAGAAATGCCTGTACCTGTAACTGTGTATTCGTAACCTGTTTTATAGTCTTTCGAGGTAATTGATTCTGTAATTGATGTTGTTGTATTAGTCGTACTGGACATGGTACCAGTTGTAAAATTTGGAACGATATTTGCGTTAGCTGGTAAAGCATATATAAAAAACAGAAATAAAAGCTTCCGCATAGCTCATTAGTCTACTGTGACGGAAGTGACGTATTGTCCTGTTGCAGTTGTACCTGAGCCACCTGCTGTTACTTGTACAACATGATTATCAACTGTACCTGCAAGTGTACCTGCTGTACCTCCCGAAGTGCTAGTCAAATCTCCAAAAGGTGAGACTTCGCCAGTGGTCAAACTTGTTGATATAGTATCACCTGTTGTATGTGAGACTGTGTATGAAAAAGATTCACCGTCTGTCAGTTGACTTGCTGTAATTGGTGTATAAGCATTTACGCCGTTAGTCGCTGCTCCTAGTCCTCCAAGACTTCCAGCAGTTGTACCATCGGTTGTATTTACTCCTGTTCCAGAAACAGAATAAGAATTTCCAATACGATCTGCTGTGGTTCCTGGTGCTGCCACTTCAAGTTTTACCGAAGAAGTTATTGAAGAAGTTATATCAGCATAAGCTGGTGCGGACAGAAGAAAAATGAAAGGTAGTAGTCTTTTCATTTAATACCTACTTTGTTTTTACTATTATCTATTATTTTAGGACCATTGCTGTTACCTGTGCCACTTTTCTTGTTTCCTACTGAAATCCCATAGCTTCCGAGCACTCCACTGACGAGTCCAGCCGTGAACGCTCCATCAATCCTTACTCTACCCATGTATCCAAGAGTCATCATTGATAAACTCCAGGTCAAAATCAAAAATCTGATCGCATGACCAAAGAGTTCACCCCATTCGATGCCTTCTTTTTCTTCTTTCTCTTCAGCCATAAAAGTAAAGATTCTTGTCTAATACTAGCAAGTTAGCTATGTTTGGGAAGTAACACATAAAAACGATGATAAAAATTCTAAAACCTATTCTTTTAATCTTTATCAAATCTAAGGCAATGAAAAGATTAATACTGGATTTGTTAAAGGCTATAGCTAAACAAACGGATAATACAATAGACGATCAAGCGGTAGCTTTTATTGAATCCAGAATGTTCCCAGGATCTAATACAAATCTTCAATGACATGAAAGATTCTTTTTTTCAAATAATCTTTGAATCACCTTCAGCTGAAGTTGAACTTTCTACAGAATTAAAATGCAGAGAAGTGATGAAGTCAAATGATATAGAAAAAATAAAAGCATTTTGTTGCGATCTTGTAAGGAATCAAGCAAAAATGGATACTGTACTTGCATCTTCATTGGCACGCTTAGCTGAACAAGAGTCAAGGAAAATGATTGAAGAAAAAATTGGTAAAGCAAAAGGTATAAACAAACTGTTATTTCTTTTTCATCAATTTATGATTATGAAACAGATAGAAAAAATTATGAAAACAAGCCGTCCTCAAAGTCCTTGATTTCTTGATCTGTAAAATCTTTTATAAGCATTTTTGAAACTTTATCTATTTGATAATTATGTTTTAAAACAGTAGTTCTAATAAATTCTGTAACCCATTTACCGTTAGTAATAACTTGTGCTTTACCTCTTTCATTAATAAAAACATAATGGTCATAACCTTTTAAATCATGATCTAAAAGTTTTTTTTCTAAATTTTTTAGTCTATTTTTTTTAAGTATCTTAAGTTTATCGTCAAAAAATTTGCTCATTGTAATAAAGATCTAATACACGTTTTAATGGTATTGCAGCAACTTGTGGCACTACTGAATTTCCGAGGGCTTTAGTTCTGTCCACCCTATAGGATAACCCATCATCTCCTCTACGAAGTATGGGCTTACTGACATATTGTCTCCAGTCTGGGTTAAGACGTCTGGAAGCACTTTTGGCCCATATTTCTCGTTCCATTTCACTGAAGTTCTCCCTTTGTAATCTCTTGCTGTTGGAGTTGGTAGACTTTGCAGATGATTGAACAACTCTACTGTTTGTGGATTCAATGCCTCTCGAAGATTGGCTAACTTGGTTCGACCTTTTCGATGAATCGTTGTTTGCTTGATCATCGAGTCTACTGATCGAGGAGGTAGATGATCCATAGTCGTTGGTGTAGGCAACACACCACCACCTGCTACGTCTGTGGCAGGCTCCCAATGAACTCGCAGATATAACTGACCATTCTGCATCGTACC